GCGCAGCCTGCGTTCGCAAGTCGTTTTCTTGCTGCTGCTGTTCGGTGATGGCAGCGCCATACGCCTCACCACCACGCGCAAGACCTTGGTTAGTAAGTTGCGTTTCCAACTGCGCCCGTTGCCGCTGCAACTGGGGGTCGAGACGCGACATGATTGCCTGCTGTGCCGTCATACCGGCGTTAACCGGCATTGCCGCAAGTTGCGAGGTGTCTAACTGACCCTGAAGTCTTGGCGCATTAGGGCCGCCCTGCGCCATCGCAGCAGCCCCCGGCGCTCGGGCAACATCACCCACACCCGCCAAATCATACTGACCACGAAGCGACGGAGCGTCTACGCCGCCCTGCGCTGCGCCAAACGCGCCACCACTTGACCCACCACCCGCCATGCCCAAACCGGAGGAATCAAACCCTTGCAGGTTCAACCCTTGAGGGCCACCTCCGGCAAAGCCGTACTGACCAGCCGTGGGGCCGTAGTTAACCGGAAGCGCCGAAACATCAGAGCGTGCGCGACCCTGCAACTCCGGCAAGGTCGGCAACGGGCCACCGCCCTGAAAGTTAAACTGTTGTTCCGGCAAACCCTGCGGGGTGAAAGCCGTGCCGTAAACATCTTGCACGCGCCCAATAGCCTTTTCGCCAAGACCAGAAAACGCACGCTCTACGCGCTGCTGCGCCTCAAGGGTAGCCTGTGCCTCTGGAGTCAGGTACTGCTCGATGTTAGGTGTATCCAAGTCCACCATACTGGTGAACATATCTTCGGTTGGCGCTGTGTCGCCCATGTACTGATTGCTGCGATAGCCCTGTCCTGCACGAGTAGCCGCACCCGGCCCCATACCAGACGCATCAAAACGACCACCGCCATACGGCATACCGCCGCCTTGCGTGTAATCCATGCCCTGCTGCTGCGCTCGATTTGCAGCAGCCATGCCCTTCTGTGCCATAGGCTCGGCTGAAACGCCAAGGTCGGTTCCCATGCCGCCGCCGCCATACATACCGGCACCGCCCATACCACCGCCCATCTGCACGCCACCGCCGCCCGTGGTGGGCTGTGCAGCGCCACCGCCAACGCCAACGGTGGGGGGTGCGCCCGTAGCCTGCGCCTGACGCGCATTGTATTGCGCCATTGCAGCGTCGTATCCAGTCTTATCAAACTGCTTGCGCCCGAAAGTCACACGCTGACCGCCAAGCGGGGTCTGGATGTTGGGGTTACCAAGTCGCGCAGTAAGCCGCGCCGCATCTAGGTTGGCTTGCCCCTGCTGCTGTGCCGCACCTGCGTAGTCAGGCGCTGGCGGCGGTGCTGGTGATTTTTTTCCCATATCTATGCCCCAAATAACGACACGCCTTGCGCGTCATGGTCAGGAAAACAATATCACCGTCGGTGTCGGCGTTCTTTATTCGCGCTTCCTCGGTGAAACCCATTTTACGCACAAGCCTCTGGGCTTTTGCGTTTTTACTGCCCACAGGGGCTATGATTTTGTCAACCCCACAGACATTGAAAGGATAGTCAAACATGGCAGCAAGGTAAGCCGGGGTTAAGTGTTCTAACGCTATGTGGCAAACCACACTACGCCCGTTCCAGTTCTCGTAAACCACGCCGCCAACTATGTTCTCTCCCTTTCGCAGTCCAATCGCATTAGAGCGTTCAGCGTGATACCCGCCGCCCGTCTGATTGCACACCCATTCGCCCACCTCGGGGCTGCTTGTTATATGCCAGCCCATCCGAGTTGGTACACCACATCAGTTGAAGCCCATTGAATCGCCAGTTTGTTGCTGCTGCTCTGGAACTGTATTGAACCGCAGTAGCCAACGCCGGTAACGCCCTGCCAGTTGTTCTGAATCTCAAGGTCAGAACCCCATACAGCCGTTCCCCACAACGCCGTATCCCACAGGGCGGTTAACGGAGTAGAGAACGATACCGGGGCAACATTGTCTGAAATGTTGAAATCAACGTTGATGCCAACCCGTACAGACGGGGTGCCATTGCTAAAAATGCTAGGTCTTGCGCGTGTGAAAATCTTCTGCACACCGCGAGTTTCAAAGTAGTTAAAGGCTTGCAGAATCTTGCCACTAATGTTGTTTGTATCATCAATGTAGCCGGTGCTATCCGCAGTCCAAGCCTTTGCTACAAAGGTTGCCGCGCCAAAGTACGGCGTATCGTCAAGCAACCCAAAGTGAAAGGCGTTCCAGCCGGTAAACTTGCACCACGCCTTCGTGATGTTGTTCATCACGAACTGTTCCTGTCCACCTTCTTTTACAGGCACATTGACGATAAGGGCGTTGTTCTTCGGGTTGTACAACATACACCAACCAAAGTTGGTTCTATATGCCGCAGCAGACGCCGCAAACGCACCTTGAATCTTGTCAGACAGCGCAATGTTGGGGTCAAGCCGCGATGATTGCAGCGCCGACGCAAAGGGTACCAAACCGTCTAGGGTCAGAATCAACAGGTCGCCGCCATACTTCATCAGGCTTCGATTACCAATAGGCGCACCTAGTATCCATACACCAATAAGCGCCCATGTAGACGCAGAGGACGGGTCTGTACCGCGATAGACGATGACCTCGCCCTTGTCGGTGACAAACACAAGGTTGTCATCCACACCGTAACCAGCGTCAATCGTCCACGATGCCATTGCAACCAAAACGCCGCCAAGTCTGGCAACGGATGACAGGTCAAGAACCTGTGCCGCGCCGCCTACGCTTGAGGTTGGCAGGTACCACGCCTTTAGCGTGTCTTTCTGGATAAACCATACGCGGTTCTTAAAGAGCGTCGGAGAGTTAAGCGTAGTGGTTGTAACGCCCGTAATGGCAGGCGTAGATATACCCGTGATGCTTGTCCAAGTCGTCCCGTTGTATAGGTACGGCGTGTTAACCCCGTTGGCGATGTACATGAAACTGCCACCGGATGTGGTGACATTCACATACTCCCACTTAGAGTTCGTAAGGCTGCTGACCGCTGGTGCGCCAATAGCACCCGCAGATGTTGCGTTATAGATTTTACCGTCAGAGATAGCCCACAACTCATCTGCTGTGCCGCCGCTGAAGGTCATCAGCGTCTCTACGTCGTCGGGAAACCCTGTGGCGTGTTTTGCATAGCCACCGCGCAAGACAACGTTTGACACGCCGGGGAAGTAGTTCTCCAACTGCACGGCATCCGTAGGTGCCATGTTTGCGAGAGAATCCCGAGCGTTCCACCCGCCCACAGGCGAGGGTACGCTTGCGACATTAGCCGCAGCGCGTTGCACCAATTTGCGACGGGCAACAACCATTAGTTTTCGTACCCGTAGCCAGAATCAGGAATGTTGTCGTAACCGATAAGTACCGTGCCGGGACGGGGGGCAAACGAAAGATTAGCCGCGCCAGTATCCTGCGCTATCGCGGTTTCAAGTTCGTTGATGTAATCGCGGAACAACGCAGTAGTATCAAAGCCCTTTGACTCAAAATACTTAACCTTGGTGGACAACACCATAACGCGGTCAGGGTAGATGCAGGTGTCGTCGTCTGCCGTAAACGAGGTCTTAGCCGCACTAGCAATGCTTTCTGCCCATGCGTTGCTGCGGTACTCAAAGCCAAGTACCTCGCCAGCGTTCATACCGGGCCAAATCTGGAAGTATTTGCCGAGCAACCGGTATCTAATACGGGGGCCGGTCGAGATGTAGCCCGACAGCAGCCATTCCCATTGTTGGGCAGACTCAGGGCCGAGCATCTCCCAACGCTTGCTCTTATCCCAATGCGTGCGATTAACGCTGCTGTAGTAGTCCGCAGGGAGGTCGTACTTGACCTTCTGGAATACCAAATCGCCGTTAGTCTGAGCCTCTGTTGGCTCGTAGCCGATAGAAACAGAAGTTGAGGACAACACACCCGTGACATAGGTAGCGTTAGGGATGCCAACGCCCTGAACCTGATAAGTGGTGTCAAGAAGTGCGGTGCTAGGTATACCTGTGATGGTGTAAGCCGAGGTTGTCCACGTTCCGGTAGTGCTGACGGCTTCCGTTGAGAACGTGTACTGCTTGGTGAGTTCGCGCCAATCAGCACGGCGCATTAACTCATACCCCGTAGCGTTCATCAGGGCAAGAATCTGAACCACATCCTGATTGGGGTTACCCGCCACCGTTGCCGGTATTGGTAGACCCAGTTCAGCGGTGACTTGCTGAACCAACGCCAACATGGTTGTGGTGCTCATTTGTTAACTCTCCGCAATCTTTTTCGGGCGACCAGCCTTGCGTATCATCAACGCCGACATCTGTGCCTGAAGTTCTGCTAGTTGTTTCTTGGTATCGTCTAATTGGTTTTCGGTTTCCGAGCGATTCCGCTTTGCGAGAAACCCCTTTGCCTTCTCACGCAGACCTGCGCTGCCCATGCCGATGCGCTGCAACTGCGCGTCAGAGGCATTGGCAACCTGTTCTACAGTTTGGAACTTCAAGATGCGAAGTTCCTCGCCTTGACCTTTAGTAATATCGCCGTTGCCTTCAGCAAACCAAACATCAAAAGACGTACCCATTGCAGGGACATCATTCTCGTTTTGCTTCATCTGAAAATAGAGATACTGACGCGGAAACCGTCGCTTGTGGTCTTCATTCATCGGCTGTTCGATGATGGTTGTCTTGTCGCCGGGGATGTTGATACGCACAAACGGCTTGCCGTCCCACTTCGGGTCTACATCCTTTGCAATGTAGAAATCTACCTGAAGTTGTTCGTCCGCGTTATGAATGTCGCTATCTAAAGGCATTGTCGGTTACTCCTGTGGGGATTAATTGCGTTCGCCATTGATGCTGTACCAATCTGTGTTAGATACAGCAAAAAATATGCTTGAATGATTTTGCGCTATTGATGCAGATGTCGTGTTGTTTATCGCATCTGAACCAAACGGGTAAACTGTTAACGTATGTGCGCCAGAGTTAACAATAAAAACAACTGCGCCCATTTCACACTTCATCAATTTTACGCCAGAAGAAACCGCAGCGGTACTAACAGCGTTAAAAATTGCAACAAGGTTAGTAGCGTCACCGGCAGAAGTTCCAGCCGCTGTGATACCGCTTGTACCGTCACCGCAGATGGAGATGGTGGCAAGACTGTTAACACCGGCTCCTAATACCCTAGACGGGAGAGCCATCACGCCACCATGTCGAGCGCGTGGCGCTCCTCAATGATGGCGGCAATCAACCCCGGCCCCTTGGCTTCAACCGTGATGTCAGGCATCACGCTGTAAATCATCTGGAATTCGTTAGCCTGCTGCGCCATCGCAGCATTGCAGGTGAACTTGCGCTTTTCTGCGCCTACATACACATCCATTGTCGGGCCGGTCATCTCGCCGGTAAACCGCTTGATGCCGTCAGCCCGATTGCAACTGTCGTACCCGTACAACACAAAGTTGCGGAACCCAAACAAG